TCAAGGATATTAAAAAAGATTTAGAAGATCTTAAGGCTGCCGTTGAGAAGATGGATCGGAATGGTTTACGAATGAGACCAGCCTTCTAATAAAAAAACCCCCTAGCTTTTAAACTAGGGGGTTTCAGTTTGGAGGTACGCTACAATCACACACAACGTGAAGTGAAAAGTTTCACGTTAGACGGGGAGGGAACAAAATCATTCCACCCCGCTAGAAGAATAGTACTCCATATGCGGGGAATAAAGTAATATTTTTTATACCATTATTTTATAGCTAGCTATGGCTAGCCCTTGACAAATCCACTATTTATATGAGGACGTCAAGTTTGTCAAGCCTCAGTTCTACTACTATAAGTTAAGATAGAGGATAAACTATGAAGAAATGCTGGCGTTATGTATATGTAACCGAGTGGCAACTAGACAGTATGTCGGAAGATATTAATCCGGAAGATGCTATCATCTCAGTACTAGATGGAGAAGAAAAGGGGTCCACCCCAGACCGCGACTTAAGTCAAATGCTCGCCTCCCTAAATAAAAAAGAAAAAGATATAGTTCAAGGGATTCTTTTTGATGGTAAGACCTTTGCCAAGGTAGGCGAAGAGGTCTCTCTCTCCAAGCAAAGAGTTCATCAGATTTACAAAGCAGCCTTACTTAAGATTAAAGAGGATGAAAATGGCCGGACGCCCTAACCGTTTAATCCGCGCAATGAAGCAGCGGGACTTTAGATCTTTCTTGTGGGAAGCCCTGCTCCATGAGTACCGCTGTGCCAAGATTGGTGATACGGAACATCGACTAGGTCCCAATGCTCTAACCTCTTTAATCGCAGCCCTTCGTGAAATAGAATCAACTAAGTCTGATGCATCCTCTACCAATCTTGTTGAGCTAGAAGATTGGGTTAAGAAGATAGGCGGAGAATAATGTCTTACTCAGCAGGGGATGTCTCAGCTATCATGTCCAATCCTCATAAGTTTATTCCAAGGATGAAGATAAAAGATAAGGGAGGAAAGATTATCCATCTTCATCCTAATGATGAGCAGACGGAGACTATCGAATCACTTCAGCTGGGTAAAGATCTTATCATTGCTAAGCCCAGACAAATAGGATCTACTACTATCGTGGCTGCTTATCTTTTTTGGAAAGCTTATACCAGTAGCGAGCCTATTACAGTAGCACTACTATCACACAAGATAGATAGCGTTAGACATATCTTGAGGATATTTAAAACCTTCTATGACAACTTACCTAACTTCCTACGTAGACCTCTTAAAGAAGATAGCGCATCGAAGATTGTCTTCCATAATGGTGCTACTATTCTGTGTGCATCTGCTTCATCAAAGGGTGGGCTTCGTTCCTTCACTTGTTCTTATCTGCTTCTTTCTGAGTTTGCTTTTAGTGAGAATGCTGAGGAGCTTAAGGCCACCGCAGTAGCTGCACTTAACGGTGGACAAATGATCATAGAATCCACAGCAAACTACTGGGGTGATCCCTTACACCTGGAGATAGAAACTGCAGGGAGAGGAGAGGCTAACTACAACTATCTATTCTTTCCTTGGCACAAGCACGGGGAGTATGTTATTCCATCACAGGATTTTATTCCTACAGAAGAAGAAGAGGAACTAAGGGAGGCTTACAATCTATCCCACGATCAGTTAGCTTGGCGCAGATTAATGATTGAGAAGATCGGCAGGGATAAGTTTCGTAGAGAATATCCGGCTTGTTTATCCGATGCCTATAGTCAGTCAGGTGATGCCTATCTAACCGAGGATGATCTTAAGTATGTAGAAGAGATCGATGTAGATAATGATAGATGGAATGCTTTGTCACCAGTGGATCCTTCTGATAGCTATGCGATAGGAGTTGACGTAGGCACAGGAACTGGTAGAGATTATTCGGTAGCTTATGTTTTATCTAAGATGACATCTCAACCTGTCGGAATATTTAGATGCAATCATACCACCCCTACTGATTTAGCAGGAGAGCTATTCTCCATCTCACAAGAATATAATGGGGCAAAGATATTAGTAGAGAGTAACAACGTAGGTATCGTAGTCTTACAATGTCTGCAGGGATCTAATCTTTGGAAGTCTTCTGAAGATAAACACTGGACTACTACCCAAACAAATAAGCGTGTGATGTTTGAGGAGTTAAAAGAATCTATTAGAACTGGTACTATCAATGGGCTGGATCGTATTATCCTGCAGGAGTTACGCTCCATTAAGATTGACAAACATTATAACATTAGTTTAACCCGAGCTAATGGAGCCCATGCTGATAGTGCTGTGGCTCTCGCCTTAGCCTATCAATGTATGAAGAATGTTAGATTACCTACTAAGCCATTCTTACCGGAGTGGGTCAAGCATGGAAAGGCTAATAAGATTATCAGTGCTGGAAATGGTTCAGCGGCTAGGAGATATTGATGATACAACTATATAACAGTGAATGTTTAGAGAAACTAAAAGAACTGGAGGACAATAGTGTCGATGCTATCGTCACAGACCCTCCTTACTTTATTTCTTTTATGAATAAAGGTTGGGACAAAGAAGATGGTATCGCTAGCAAGAAAGAGTTCTGGAAGGAATGTTTGAGGGTGACTAAACCCGGAGGTTATTTGTTAGCCTTTGGTCATAGCAGAACACATCATAGATTATTTACAGCAGTAGAAGATGGAGGCTGGGAGATTAGAGATACTATTATGTGGTTGTATGGCAGTGGGTTTCCCAAGTCAAAGAATCTCTCTGATGGATGGGGAACAGCACTTAAACCAGCACACGAACCAATCTGTATGGCGAGAAAACCTTTTGCCGCTTCAGCCCAAAATGTATTTAAAGAAACAGGTCTTGGTGGAATAAACATCGATGCTTGTAGGATCCCCTGTGATGATAAAAGTAAGTTTCCCATTGGCATCTATAATGTGAATACAACGATTGGAAAAATAAGGACTGAAATGAGAACAGGGGATAGTAACATGGAAAGTAGATTCCCAGCAAACATAATCCTTGATGAAGAAGCGGGAGCTATACTTGATGGCCAAACCGATAATGCTTCTCGTTTCTTTTATTGTCCAAAAGTATCGGGCAAGGAAAGAGGTAAAGATAATAACCATCCGACAGTCAAACCAATAGCCTTGATGGAATATCTTATTAAGTTAGTATCCAAAGAAGGGGCCACCATCCTCGATCCTTTTATGGGTAGTGGTTCAACAGGTATAGGGGCAAAGTGCCTTAATAGGTCCTTCATTGGTATAGAGATGGATGAAGGCTACTACACCATAGCGAGCAAAAGAATAGACAGAATCAATAATAATAGAAGGATTAAATAATGAGCCGTACAGAAAAAGAAGTATGTAATCTAGTGAGGACTGTCTATAGGAATCACAAAAACTACTGGAAAGAATCTGCCTCCTTGATGAAGAAGCTAAAGAATACTTATGAGACCCGGATGTTCAAGGACATTCAGTTCGATGTTAGCCAGATACGAATCGAGATAGCCGATGCCTTCGCCTTCGTAGAGGGATTCGTAGCCAGTTTATTTTCTAAGTTTCCTGCAGTCGAGGTAGGTCGTGACAGTGTAAGGAAAGGAAACGATAAGGTAGTCAAGGCTCTGGTTAATCGCTGGCTTTATGATCAGCGACAGATGCTAGAGAATGCAAGTCGTCTTGCTCTTATTTATCCCAATGCTTTCTTCAAACTATCCTACAAAAATAGCAACGTAATCTTTGATAGGATTTCCCTTAGACCAGTACCTCCTTGGGAAATCATCACCGACAACGACGCTAGCAAATGGAGTGAACAACGCTTTGTTGGACATGCTTATTATCTTCCTGTCGCAAAGGCTAAAGAGCTTTATGGTGCAAAGAAATATCAGGCAGTTGTTAAGAGTGATTTCTTTGAACAGTCAGCTCACCCATACAAGACGGCTCAGGATGAAGATATTCCTGATGAATATAAATACATCGAAGTGGTAGAACTTTATGACCTAATCTATGATTGTCTTTATATCTGGTCACCTAACTATTCCAATGGAGAAAAGTTACTAGAAGAAACCAGCCCCATTCCTATTCGTACCTATGACGATGAGCCACTTCCTCCGATAGTTCCTCTCTACTATTCCCGTATTCCCGATAGTCCAATGGAAGGTTACTCTTCTCTCTTCCGTATCTATGATCAGATTTATGAAAAGAATATTATCCGTTCCTTCTGGGCCAACGCTATCCGTAGGGACAGTAGACAATATCTTTATAAAGAAGGATCTGTAGACGAGGAAGCTC